TTCCTGCTGAACCGCTCTTCCGATCTCAGAGGCTTCCAAAGCATCGCTCGCCGCTTCCTGGGCTTGTTCAACATACTGCTGGACTGACTGCTGGGCAAATCCTTTGAACTGCGCACCCGTGACCTTTACCGCCTGCCCTTGCTGTTCTGCAACAAGCAGCGAATCATCGTCTACTGTGGATACCGCAGGGAGGGAGCCTATGTTCTTATCAGCCATCGGTATCCTCCTTTTTGGACTCATTCAGGATCTTGTATGCCGCTCTCAGCTCTTGCTTGGCCGCAAACATGAGGTCCACTGCTTCACCGCTGACCGGGATGGCGGATAGCCACTTAAACACTTTGTTCAGTTTCTCGTTAACTTCCTTCATAGACCCTCCTATATGTTTTCGATCCACAGGTTGAGATAATCTGTCAGGCTTTCAATGTGGGACCATGTAAATTCATCTTCTGAATCTACATAGATACCGTCCGATCCGTTTCCTTGCCCGATTTGATACTTGACGGAGTTGTACATGGCGGCCGTCAACAGGGTATCTCCAGAGGACATCAGGCAGCCAGAGCGAGATAACGTGGCCCCTTGCGAGCTGCTTCGTTCCCAGCTGAGCCCCGAAGCATCCAACGCCTCCTGCACCTTATTTACGATATCGTTCCAGACCTCGTGCGGGAAATTCTCTGCTGGCTCTTCATTATCCATGGCATTTCTGGCCGCTCTTGTCTGGCTGGAGCTGGCCTCTCCATTCGATGAACTCCAGGACCATAAATCAATAGCCGGAGCTGCTGAATCTGTAGTAAAAGAACCGCTGTCATAAATGCTCAGCCATGTAATGGACCCTGACGCATCCTCATATCCAAGCTGTGCTTCCCAGTCATAAGTAGTTCCAGGGTCCAGCCCCCGAATCGTTTCAGAAAAGGAAGATGAAGACCCTCCGGCTGAATCGCTCCGGATCTCATAGGTACCTCTATCAATGTCAAGCCTGACATATCGGTAATAGGAAAAACCCGAGTCTCCTCCGGTAAACGATGCTCTAAATCGGGCGGAGGTCTCAGTAATAGAACTAAAGGAGGCTGAAAAGGCCATTTTGAGCCTCCTTTAGCCAAACCGCACGGGCACGCCATTGACCTGGTCTGCGGAGATCGTCAATGTACCATCACTCTCCATGATGATCCCAAACGGGACATCGTTGTCTTTTACATACATAATCCCGGCGGCATTGCCAAACCCGCTGATATACGCCTTTTGAATGTACAAGCGCCCGGCGGAATACGATGTGCTACTGCTCCCGCTCCCAAGGACCAAAGACACATCGCTGTCGGTGGCTTCTAACATTGCTCTTGGCCGGGAGCTTCCTGTCCGCATGAGGGTAAAGGAGTCTCCGTCCATCATTGCGTAAGTGTCTCCGTCCTCGGTGGCGTAGATCTCTGACCCTATAATGGTCCCGCCTGAGATAGTCGGGCTTCTGACCTCCGTGGCGCTGATATATGTACTCTTGATGTAGCTGGGCAGCTGATTGTCATAGGCCAGGTCATAGGCATCGTTTGCTGTGTTGACCGCCTCATTGATATCTCCCTGAACTCCGCTGTCGAGGTCTACCCAGGTGATAGCTCCAGTCAGGTTGATCTGGTTCGCCGTCAGGGTCCCGTTAATATTCGCCGCATTCACATATAGATTGCTGGTCTGGATCATGGACCCGTTTATCACAGTCTTCCCAGTGCTGTCAGTCACTGTCAGGCCGTCCAGGGTCAGAGACATCTCTGCAAAATCACCATCCAGGCTATCAATGCGCCCGGTGATACTTTGCAGCTGCACCGAAAAGCTGGAAGAGAGCCCATTGATCTCGCTCTCTACCTGGAGCAATATCTCTTCGGAGGTTTTCGAGATCAGGGAGCGGGTCTGGGCGATTTTCTGATTGAACTCCTGCTCCATCGGTCCGGCAGACGGGTACTCCTCTTCGAGGGCCACCTCTCCGGGGGCGGAAATATCAGGGAATCCGTTCCCATCATCATTTAACTGAGACAGGGTAGAGTATATTCCGCTCACCGTGATACCGTCCCCCAGCTCTGCGGCCGGGTCCAGGTTGACGGCATCCGCAGAGAAGGATTGATATTGGTAGCCTTGCAGTTGTGTCAGGAGCGCATTAACCATTTCCTGCGTGGCATGTGGGCAGGAGGCAGTAATCTCCAACCCCGTATCGTCGCCCGCTGTAAAGGCGTTCTCATCGTCCACCATAAGGGTCACGCGGGAGATGGGCCGATACTTGCCCGTGTTTTCAAATCCTGTGATGTCCAGACCTACAAAAAACTTATCAGACAAGTATCCGGTCACCTCCAAACGTGATGGCGTCCCCGTATTCATCCACCAGATAATTGGTCTCCGGCGGGGCTGACAGAAGCGGAACTAGATACAGTTTCCCTTCATCGGTAATGATCCAGTTCCCGGCGTGGGCCGCCGCAATAAAGCACAGTTCATTGCGGATGGTGTACTCGTTGGCCGGGTAGTCGATGGTGTAATTGGCGTTCAGAACTGTCCGGGGGTCCAGCATCACGCCCATGATGCGGCAGAACTCCGTCACGGCGTCCGGCATGGTCATGGGGAACTCCAAACTCCGGTCCGGCTCCCACACCACTTCCGCCTTTCGCATGGCGTCGAAAGCCTCAACGGTCCAGTATCCATCGTCCTCAGATCGGGTGTTGGTGAAGAACGTGCCCTTTGGCAGCCACTCCGACACCTGGGACCCGTTTCGCAGGCGGATATACCGCTTGATGGTCGCCGCCCTGGGGATGCTGTCAGCGAACAGGCCCAGGGTCAGGCTGGCGGTGTAGGCGTTCCCGATGCCGAAGTCCTCAAACACGCCGTTGCTGTACGAGTGCTCCACCTCGTCCTCTGGTCCGTACTCCACGCCGTTGATATCAAACTTGTACTCCTTGACGGTGTTTTTGGTCCGCCAAAGAGTTTTCCACAGCTCGCTTGTTACCTGCGCCATCTCACACCTCGATCAGATTAAACGACGCCCCGGACCACGCTGTGCCATCCTCACTGTAAGCTGTGTCCAGCGTGGCGGAGAAGGAGGAGCAGTAAAATTCTTTGGTCATGGAGCCATGCAGGTCGAAGTAAGTCACGCTGAACGTGGCGGGGCTAAGGTCCTCATCCAGCTGAGAAAGCTGCTCACGGGTCATGTGAAAAAGGCTGTACGACAGCTTGCGCTTCGTGGTGATCTTGTCCCGCCGCATCCGCCCATCTTTCGTCCGGGTGGTCTTTTCGCTGTCCAGGTCCTCACGGCTCCAGCCGTAGCCGGACACCTCAATGAATCTCGAATAGTCATGTCCATTGATTTTCAGGATGTCCATGTGTCACCTCAATATAGCAAAACAGATTTCCCGGAGGAACGGGTCACTTTGTTGATTGCTTTCGCGGATGTGCGCCCCAACACTGTCTCATTTACTTTGATTACTTGACCGGCTCGAATAGCCTCCAATATTGCCTGGAGAAGTTCGGTGTTCATATTCCCTGATTCTTCTCTTACGATTTTGCGAATCAGGCTTTCCGGTGCTTCAATATTGGTTCCTCTTGTCTGGTCACCAAGTACCGCCATAAATTCTCTGTTGGGGGGGATCACGGCGCCAGCCGCAAGGCGGGGAATAGATACTTTTGGAATTCTCGGGATGTTAATCCCACCAAACGAATATCCGCCAAGCCATTCTGGGAGTTCAAAGGACGTAAATGCCTGCAATCCATCCAGAAGCTTATTGACGCCCCTGACAATCAAATTGATAGCGCTTTCAATAATGCTTACAATCCCGTTCCAAACACCTTTGAAAATGTTTTTAACACCTTCCCACGCCATGTCCCAATCTTGCGTAAATACGCCTGAAACAAACTGAACGATTCCGGTAAAGATTGTTTTCATGGCTTCAATAACATTTAGAACGGTGTCCTTTACGGACCCGAAAACACTTGAAAACAGGTCCTTAATAAAGTTCAGTAACGGGCTAAGTACGCCGCCTGTTTTTTCGTCAAGCCAATTCAGGAAACTCAGGATCGTATCGATTAGGCCGTCAAACACGGCCCCGATAGCAGTTCCAAGCCCATCAAAAATCTGCTCAACTCCACTGATTGCCAATTCAATATCGCCGGTAAAGATTCCTGTGAAAAAGTCCAGGAATCCTTGCAGGATTTGACGAATCCCGTTTAACAACTCCTCCCCGTGCCCCGTGGCGACCGTAAACGCCAATAGGAGCGAGGCAATACCAGCAACCAGAAGCGGAATCCAGGAGCCCGTTAGGATAGCTATGCCAAGCCCCGCTGCCAGAATACCGGCTATCGACAAAAGCAGGTTCTCAAAGTTCCATCCATTTTCCATTGCATCGTGGAATCCGGTCACGAGCATAGCTAATCCCGTTACAATAAGGGATATTCCAGCCGCTATCGGCCCCAGTGTTTTTCCAAGCGCAAGGAACAAGAATAACGCTGTCGCCAATGCTGATGCAATCATTCCAAGGGTATTGCTAAGGGTCACCCCACCCGTCCACGCACTGAAAAGGTTTTCCAGGAACGTGGCCGCAGAGTAAATTGCCAGAAATAGTAAAAGGATATTTTTCAGGCTCAGCCCCAAAGATTTGCCGATTTTCCATGCAAGGAGTGCGCTTCCAATAGCCTTAATCAAATCCAGAATATTTTGAAGCTGACCTTCTCCCATATTTGCATCAAACCCAAAATCCGGCTCCATGGTAGATGCGCCGACCCCACCTCCACCGGCGTTCTTTTGTGTGGAAATGGTGTTTATTTCATCGAATCCGGCAAGCGAGCCAGAAGCCTCCTCCGCAGCCGCTCCGACCCCTTCCAATGCCTTGGTTTCGCTGTTCAACCCTTCGGCCGCTTCCTTTGATTGGGTTATAGTTTTCCCAAATAGCATGGAGATCAATTGCGCAACGACAGACACAATTTGTGTGAGAATATTGACCAGCGTTATAAAGGCAGGAATTACGACATCCAAAAGCGGCTGCGCTAGCGTCAAAAGAGCACCTTTGAGCCTGGCGATTGCGGCAGAGGCATCCGCATTGCTTTGGATGACTTTCCCGAGCCAATTTCTCAAAGAGGCGAGCCCCTGAGAAATAACGGTGAATATCAATGCGCTACGAACAACTTCCCGCAGGCGGAGAGAAAAACGGTTTGCGCTTTTCTGCATACGGTCCATGGCGTGCGCCATAGCGCCAGACTCAGACCCAGCCTTCCCGATTTGTTGGTATAATTCACCGGCTTTTGTTTTCATCCGGCCAAGTTCCTGCGTCCCATCGTAAATTTCTGTTTGAAGTTTGTCTGCGGCTTGTCTAACCTTGTCCCATTCTTTTTCAAGGGCAGAAACATCAGTCTGCTGCTGTTTGATGTGGTCAGAGGTATAAAAGGTCCTCCCACTCTGCATTTCTTCGAGTTTCCGCCGAGCATTATCGTACTCAATTCCGATTTGTCGGGCCTCTTCTGCAAGAATATTTTGCTTCCCCTGCTTCTGCATCAGCTTATTTTGCAGGGAATCAATTTTCCTGCCCAGGTTATTTAATTCTTTTTGTGCTTGCTTATCGTCTAAGTCTGTCTCAATAACAATAGAACCATCAGCCGCCACAATATCACCCCCTGCCCGTCCACATATTTACCAAGTCGTCCTCGGCATCGGTATAGCGCACCTTGATATCCACAATGCTTTTGTTCTTCCGGTAGAACTCCTGTTCCGACTTATCGAGGCGCTTCCCTCTTGCCTTTTTACTGCGTATGCCCACGATCTGAGCAAAGAGGCAGTCTCCAATTTCGGTGTATGCTGATAGGAAGGTCCACCAATGCACGCCTCCGGTGTTGGTGTCTGGGTCATAGTTCACAGACCGGGTCTCATAACCCAATACACGATTTATCGGAGCTATGATGTAGGGAAAGTCTTGTTCCCAATCCACCAGCTTGGGCTGTTTTTTCTGCTCTTCTTCCTGGTCCATGTTGATGAATCGGAACATCTCATGGATGGCCGCATTGTAATCGCTCAGGAGTTCGAAGTCAGGATAAAACATGTGGAGCACAGCAAAGGCCCGTTCTTGGTCATCCAACTCTGGATCATTCAAAGCCTCAAAAATGTCAAGGATGACCCGAAAGTCATAACGGATAGGAAACTCTTCTCCGTTTATCTCTACACTTTTCGGAAGTCCATAGCCCATGCTGTGCTCCGTTTCTTATTTCTTCTGGTACTTATTGAGATACTTCTGCAAGCGGGGGTTGGTGCTTTTCTGTTCCCTGGCAAACGTGGTGTCGATCTCATCCATGATGGCAAGGATCAAATTGCACCAGACCGGAAGACCACCAGCGGAAGCGTAAACGTTCATCCCGCCGAACACCGCATCGCTGACCGGGACTTCGAACACACCGTCGATGATACCCCGCATCTCGGCATCCCGCTCCCGGGCGAAGTCGAAAATTTCTCGTTTGTTAGCCATCTTCTCGATTTGGGCCTTGTACCCTTCCTGTCTCTTGTCCAGCTCCTCAAAGGCGGAGTACAGACGCTCCACAAAGTTGCTGTCCGTGGGGTTAAAGGAAACCTCGCACTTTCCATTCAGGCTGTATGTAACAAGGCCGGATTCAAAATTAAGTTCTTTCATGCTCATACCCCAACATCGGCTAATTCTGCACCGTCTTCCTTAAAGGTAACCGTGCCGCCGGTCCGGGAAACGGTGCCAAGGGTGCGCTCGCCGCCATAGGTAATGTCTGTGGAGATCTCCAAGTTACCACCGCCCTCGCCACCGATGCGGGTTACGGCGATAGCGCATCCGCTGTACCGCTCAGCCCAGTTGGCCGAACCAGAGGTAACATAGTAGTGTCCGATCAACATATCCTGATTGGCAAGAGACTGGGCATTCTGGTCCTTCACGCCCAGGTTCCACATCTTGACGGCGGCAGGGTCCCCGGCGTCCAGGGGGATGGGGTCGAAGGACTGGGTAATGACCGGCTTCTTCATGGTGGTCCAGATGTTGCCCAAGATGTCCTGAGTAGACTCCTGGGACCAATCCATCTCCTCGTCGGAATCCTCCACACGCTTGCCAAATGCGCTCCAGACGGGACTCTCGCTGGTGCCGGTGTTCAGGTACGCAATCAGTAGTTCTCGGGCAATGGTCTGGCCCGCTGTGGTGTTAAAGGTCAAATCAGAATCAGGCATTGTTCTTCTCCTTTCACACGCTGACCTCGTAGGTCAGCTTCATTAAAATCTGGTGGTCTTCACTACCGTCATCATATCTAGCAAACAAAGAAGACCTTGAATCGCTGATAATCTTTAATACTTTTCTTTTGGTTCCTATGTCCGGCATGTCTTTTCTGTTCGTTGCCCAATCCGCAAGCGCGTTCAACGCTTCATCCGCGGCCAATCTCTCATCTGTACTTCTTCCGGGCTGGACGCGATAAACAAGTTTAAATTGATACTGCGCTTCATACCCGCCCAAAATGTATTGTTTTGTTTTGTAAGCGGATTGAATCGTTGATAATGTCATGCTCAGCTCATCCGCATCCAAATATTCAAACCCAATTCTGCTTACCGGCTTATCTGGGTACTCGTTAAGCCACCTCAGCAGAGAACGTGAAACTTGGTCAGCCTCTTCGCCTGACACTAATATAATTGCTTTATTCTTTCCCAAATCGTTTCACCGCCTTGTCAGCAACACGGACCCATTTCTCTAGATTCTGTGCCTTTGACGCTTCAAACCAATGAGACTGAGCCTGCGGATTCACTGCCTGGCTGAATACCAGATTTTTGTCGGTAAGCACTTTTGTCCCACCCTTCGGGGCGTAACTGCTTCCAGTGGTCGGGTCCACCATTAGTTTCCCATAGTAGAGATAGCGGGCATACGGGCCAGGATATATAATATTGCTTCCATCCACCTTAGTCCGTGCACCAAGACCAGCCGGCGCTCCAGATGCCGGTACGAACGGCGACGTATCCTTGCGTACTTGAAGCGCCACAATGTGCTCCGCTCTCGTGCATCCCTCGGCCAGCTTGTTTTGGATAGCCTCCAAGCCCTCGGTGTGGACTATGAATTTTAACATTACGCCCCTCCAACCTCCCAATGTTCCATATCGGGCGCCCCGAAATCTTTCATGTCCACTTTTGTCACCGTATGAACACTGTCATACTTTGCGTTGATCTGCTGGAAGGTCAAGCTTGGCTCTACGGCTTCTCCTTTTACAAAAAAACATTCATCCCCAACCTCCAGTGTCCAAACCAGATCCTTTCTTTCTTCCGTTTCATAGGTTTTAGGGGAAACATAATTTTTGGGAAGGAACGAAATTCCATCTATCGCTTCCACGGAAAAGGGTATATACAGATTCACAGAATCCGCTCCCTCCAACCCGCTGGTATTGACGTTGGCCGCTTTTGTTGCATCAAGCAATACTCCGCGTAAAATGGTGATATTATTCTCAGCCTTAAACGTAACTAGATTTTCTTTTGTGTTGTAGAGCGTCACAACATGAGGGAACATACTCAAGCGTAATACCCCCTCGCCCGCAGAAGCCCCGTTCCAGTAAGGTACATCTGCGCCGTGACCATAAGGGCGTCCTGTGCACTTTCTGTTGCGCTTAGGGCCTCTTTTGCACTGGAGCCACCGGAGCGGTAGGTCTTGGACCAACTTCCCACGGTTTGGCTTTGTAGTTCGCCAGTTTCCCCGGAGACGGAAGTAGCAGACAAGCTCCTGTTTGCCAGCGCCCTGGCAGCATCGATGGTCTGGTAATCGTCAGCCAGGGCGCAGCACGCCAGTTTTACCGCATCCAGGCCAGCGTGTTTCGCTGCTCTGCCCATCGTGGCGTAGTCGATAAATGCACTCGCTCTGGTCGCCAACCTGGGCCAGTCTGTCTCTGTGATGGAATTTCCCCAATACACATTGGTGTAATAGCTATAGTCAGCATAGACCATCAGACCGCCCCCTGGAGCACAGCTAAAATATCGGCCTTTCTCATGGAGCTGCTGACGCCCTCCACGCCGTTCTCGTCCGCATAATCCAGCAATTCAGCTTTGGTCATGCTGGAAAAGTCGGGCGTGGAGAGCGAAGCCGTGCTCAACAGCTCATTTAACCCCCCGAGGTTTCGTCAGGCTTTACAGAGGCCACAAACAGGCCATTGGGGTCGGGCAGGACCGGGATGAACAGGCCGGTCGCCTTCGTCCATACAGCAACAGGGTCGGGGGTCGCCCACTGAGTGATGGTAATGAATTGATTCGCAGACTTCTCGTTGTACTGGCCGTACTCCGCCTCCTCGGGAGACACGCCCCACAGGCCGACGCCCATCTGAGGTACAGCGGTAAAGGTGATCTTGTCCTCCGGGTAGAAGCGATGGGTCTTTTCGGTGCCGTCCGCCTGCTGCGTCTTATACCGCAGGTCGTAGGTGGTGATGGTCCCGAATCCAAAGAGCTGAGAGAACAGGCTACGCAGCCGCTCGTTGGGAACATAAGTGCCCTGACCGATGGAGCCAAAAATAAGGGTCTGGATGCCCTTGTTTGTGGCCAGCTTGCGGACCACCTTGTTGGAGGTGATGGCCTCGTTGATGGTATAACCCATATCGGCGGCCTGGTCCACGATGGCCTGGATCTGTCCAATAATATCCGCATCGGCAGACAGGTCCAAGTCAAAGGACAGGTTTTCGGCAGGGACGCCATAATCAACAGTCATCTTCAGACGGTTCTCGTTGATATTCATCTTGCCGGTGGAAAGCACATCCATCTTGGCGACCTCGGTGCGCACCTTCACGGCATCCGCCATCAGACGCATATCGTCAAAGACATAGCGCACGATGGCGTCATCGGCGTGAACACCAGATTCAGACAGCAAACGCACCCGTTCGGTCTGATTGATCTTGCGCTTGATCAACAGCTTCTCGACCTCCATCTTGTCAAAGGTGGGCCGGGAGCCAATTTCCGCCTCGGTATCAAAGGCGTGGACAGTAGCCATCACAGGCAAGGTGGCACCATTTGCCAGCCGCAGATACTCCGCCTTGAGATTCTCGGTCTTCTGGTCAGGGAAAATCCGGTCACCCAGGTAGGCCGGGCGTGCAACGGACAGATTCTGGGAAAAATCCAGTCTGTCGGAATCGGAAATAAGAGTTAAAATATCAGCCATTTGTCAATCCTCCTTTAAACCGAGGGAGTCCACACAGGATACAGCTTTGTGTCTTTGGTCACCTTGACCGATGTTACGGCAGGGCCGCCGCTGGATAGGGCCCATCCGATCTGTGTATTGCTGGCTTTAGTCAGCGGATAATCCGTAGAGACAGGGGCATAGCTGCCATCCTGGTACTCATTGGGATCAACCGGGGGAGTGCCCGTTCCGTCATCCTTCTCATAGGTCACGGTGTAGCCACGGGACACCTCGGGGGCGTCCACAAACACGATGCCGGATGCCTTCAGAGGGGTCTCTGCAGCAGTCTGCACATCCAGCCGCTCCTTCAGCACGCGGCCAGCCAGCATCACACTGCCCTCATGGTCGCCATGGGTCACGTCAACGTCGGTAAACACGATGCCGACGGCGCTTGCGTCATTGGAGGGATAGACCGTACCGGCGGCAACGATCTTGTTTCCATACTCATCCTCAATGCCCACGGTGCTGGGGATCTGGTAGGTTTTCAGCACGAGGCCCACTTCGCTCTCCAGGAAGTTGGGCCGGAACGTGCCATTCACTCGGTAAAAATGAGACATTCGTTTCACTCCTTATTCGTGTTGGTTGGTGTGTACATTTGGTTGAACTGCTTGGCGTACATGGCGCCTTTGCTCTCATTGGAGGGGGGACCGCCAGGCCCCACAGGCTTGACAAAGGTGGGGGTGGGCTTGTCGCTCTGGAATGCTGTCGGGTCGCTCTCCTGCTGGGCTTTCAGATAGTGCTCAAAACCATCCAGAGCGCCATCCTTGACGGACAGGCGGTTAGCGGTCAGGTCGGCAATGAACGCCTTTTCCGCCGCCTTGGAGCTGAACTTCACGCCCTTTTCTGCAATCGCCCGGCTCACTGCATCGGAATAATCCCGATCTGCAATCTGCTTCTGGTACCGCTCAGTCTCCGTGGTGTACTTGGCCTGCAAGTCGGCAAGCTGCTGCTTGACGCTGTCCACATCACCAGCAGACTTTTTCAGTTCTTCCATGTCTTTATCCCGCTGGGCAAGCTGTTCCTGCGCTGCGGTCAGATCAGTTTTCGCCGTCTCCGCCGCCTTCTTGTAGCGCTCAATGTCCTTTCCATTAATGACAAGCACCTTGTTTGCCTGTTCCTCTGTCAGTCCAATTTCAAGCAGTTCTTCGGTTTTCATACTATCTCCTTTGCGGCTAGGCTTTTTAGGTCGTTGCCGTGACCCACCGCCCCGCACTTTTAGGCTTGCGGATAGCCAAAATTGATTGATTTTCCCGTAGTTTAACGACTTCGGTCCGGTCAAAATGAAAAGGGCCAACCGCCTACGATTTGTAAGCAGTTGACCCCAACGGTCCTTCTCCGATTCCAATCAATCGGAGGAGCGATATACAATTTTCTTTTTGTCCTCTTGGATGATGTACCCATCACCCTTTTTACGGACTACAGCGTCATTTCCACGCTCTACAATAGCCTTAATAATGGCTATAGCTTTTTCATCCATGATATTACCTCAAAAGGGGAAAGGGGGCCACATCTCTGCGGCTCCCCTCCCTTGTAGCTTGGTTCTTTGGCAGGCGTGGCGTTCTCCTGCATCTCTCGGGTTTCCCCTGTCAGTACCATCGGCGTGTGGATGCCACGAAATTGTCCACCTCAAAGAACCATTCTATTCTACTTAGATTATAGCCGCTTTATTCGGACTTGTAAAGGATTTTCTTTGTGCGCAAGTATCTTCGATAGCGTTTTTCTTCCACTTTGAGGAACGTAATGATGGAATTCTTATATCCCGGAATATCCCCTTCAATGGCGAGCCTCAAAATAAGCTGGAATCTTTCATCATCCTCTAGAAACTCTTTCAAAAGAAATGCTGTGTTGGGCTTATTGGCCTCCAGAATATAATCAGGTTCTTCTACAATCTGTTTTAGGTATTGTGAATACAGTTCAAAGTCATTTGGGTGACGTTCTCTGATGTGTTCGATCCGCTCATCAGTAATAATGACTTCATCTGTCTGGATTTTATCTGTAACTACCTTGTATTTCTCAACATCAATTCTTCCAACAGTATGCACAGGAGAACCCCCACCGCTCATTTTCTCCATTGTATCACGAGCAGCAGGTTTTTCAACAGTTTTTACTTCTTCATATACCTTCATCCTTTCCCGTTGCAACGGCAGTCCCGCCGCCTCGCTGAACGCCTTGTACTCCTTGTTTAGACGCCTGATGCGGGCTGTCACCGCATGGGCATCCTCTGTCAGCCCTGCGGCCTTGTATGCGGTCTGCTCCCGTTTCAACTTGCGGATGGTTCTTTCTATGCGTCGTTGTACCTGGGTACTCGTGTATCCGTCGTACTCTTTACCCTCAAATGTAAATTTGCGGTTTTCCCCTTTCATGGCTTCCAAATCAGCCTTTGAATAGGCAGGCTCCATAACGCCCTCCACGAAGGGGTAGTAGTGGTGGCGACAGTTAGCTATGCGCCGCCAATACCAGTTACACTCCCGTATCCGCATGTTTCCTCAAAGTCGGGATATTTGGTTTTGGCGGATTTCATAGCATCACCTTCTTCTTGGCCGTCTATTGTTGGCCTGCTCTTTTTCTGTTGCTCAATGGCAATTTTGCGGGCAATAGTTTCCGTCATTATTTATGCGGTCTATACTCAAATCATCAGAGTACCCAGCAGATAGCGCCCAGTCTCTAAAATTTTCAAAACTGGTCTCCCATTCTTGACATACTCTTATCCCCCGTCCTCCGTAATTCGGATAACTAATATCGCTTTCTTTGGAGCAACGGCTTCTCATCCTCCGCCATATGTTATATAGCCTGGTATATCTTCCTCCATGCGTAGTGTGCTCTTTTACAAGAATTTCGTGGCGCAAGCATCCACAGCTTTTTACCTCTCCGCTTAGGAGATTATTTTGCTGTACGACAGTTTCTTTCCCACAATCACATTTGCAAAGCCAACAACGCTCTCTGCCGTGTGGTGTGACTTCCTTTATCACGGTAAGCCAGTTGAAACACTTGCCTGCCAAATCAGAGCGCTTTTTCGTTCCTGCATCTGTTTTTGCACATCCACAACTAATCGCGTGCCCGCTTCTCAAATTGTTTGCTTGCACCTCGATCTCATTTCCACAATCACACCGGCACTTCCAATAGACTTGTCTCCGGCCTTTCCCGTGTATTCTTGTTTCTGCCTGTTCAACGACATACAGTTTCCCAAACCGCTGTCCCGTCAAATCAATAAACCGTCCCATGATTACCGCCTTTCGTAATCGCCTTATTTTGAAACAAGCGGCAGGCGGTAAGGCTTCCACTTTTCTCCCCGTCGGGATAGCCGCTTGTGTTCAAACTACTTTTTATTCCACCGATACACAAGGCCTTGCCAGCGCTCGTGATTTTCCCACCCATTCGGTCCATCTATATTTCTGGCTCCGATATGGGCAGAGACTTCCACCAAATCAGTCTCCAGATAATCCATAGACTGCTCCGAATATTTTTGACAGATTTGATTTACCCCCGTCATAACCGCCCGCCGCACGGCCACATCAATCTGGTCTTTGTGGCCGCTCTCGTAGTTCACGATCTTGATACCGCTGTCCGCCAGCTGCTTCACGGCGCTTTTGATAGCCTGATTGTAAGAGACGGCCCCGCTCATGACCTGCATCTCAGCGTTGTCCAACGCCCATTGATAGGCTCTGGCCGGGGTCAGCATTGTCCGACCATTGTCCACCAGGAATCCCATAGATCGGGTCAGGTTTCCAACCTCCCGCTGTGCCTGTGCCATGATGGCGGCAATCTCGGTGACACTCACAAGCATTTCAGGTGCAGTCACCCCCGCAAGGTCTATGACCTCTCGGTAGTACCGCTGGTTGCGCTCTACCACATCGTCCAAGAGCTTTTGAAGGTCCCGCTGACTGATGCTGGCCGTGCGCTGGATGGCCCTTTCGATCTCCTCCAGGCTGATCCCGTGGGAGCGAAGGGCCCGGATATCCTGCACCGTGACTTCGTTCAGTTCTCCGGCCAATTTCAGCCGGGAACATATCTCGTCAAGGAGGGTTGCCTCCAGACTGCGGTACAGCTCGGCAAGTTCTTCTGGGAGGGTGTCCAATACCTCGGGGCTAAAAAGGGTATTTCACCTGACCACCCCCTCAAGCACATTCACCCAAAACGAGTATTTCAGGATATAGCCGATAACGGAAAGAATGAAAGCGACAGAGATTATCAGAACTATGTATTTCCAATCATTCAATCTCGTTCTCCCCCTCCGTATTCATGTCCTCCATTTTCGGCAGCATCTTTTTGGCCGTGGCCTCATCCTCGCCGTACCATTTAGCTCGGTACTCCCAATCGTTCATAACGCCCATGGAGACATCCTGCCGGTCGTTGGCCCGCTCCTTTTCTTTTGCATCAGCATCATCAAGGACACTGTCTCCCCAAGAATAAGTAACCTCATAATCACCAGCAGGGGCCAGATTATAAAGCGTGGCATACACGTCCATGGCGTAGATCAGGCTGTCAAAGGTGTGCTGCAACGCTTTCTGGATGCTGTCTATAGTGACAAACATCCGCTGTTTGCTGTTACGCACCTCCGTGGCCGTCTTTTCCACGCTCTGCGGGTCGGACAGCGTGCCATAGGACAGGCCAACCTGGAACTCGATCTGTTTCAGGATATTTTGAAGCCCACGATAAAGCGGCTCGTCCCGAAACTCTGGCTCAAACTGTTCAAAGAATTTCCCATCCCGAGAGAACGGCGCGATTTCAAACAAGCGCTTGTCAAAGTCCCTAGCCACCGTTTCGGTTGCGTCCATGAATATCTTTCTCTGTCCGCTCTGGAACTCCCAGCGGATCAAGTCCCACTGCTCGTCCGCTCTCCGGATGAGATCAACCACAGAGCCGCCATAGATAGACATTCCCGTCTGGTCATCCGTGTCCACATTGTTGGACTGCGGCGGCTTAAAGTAAGCGAACAGAGGCCCTTCCAGGTTCTCTATCTTGACTTCCGGCTGAATATCCACCCAGTCCGACACTTCGCTCAGAGCTACTGCCGCTCCAACAGAACCGCTACTGTCACTGTGATACGCCTTGTTCTGGATGGTGTATGTAGTGCCCTCCAGATTGTGATACTCCAGACGGACATAGTATTTATCGTTGACCTGCGCTTTCTCTCGGAACACCCCACCGACACAAACGCCCGCCGCATCAAACTTTGTCGGTTGAAACGCTGCTGCGCTGGTAGCATCTACCAGGACACGATTTCCGTAGATATACGGCTTGAAGGCGATTCCTCCAACGGCAAGCCCTAATTCAAGTTGGCGAAGCAGGTTTTCCTGCGCCGCCTTGAACTGCTCGTTGCAATATTCTGCCCTTGTGCTCCCGGCAATACTCACCGTAAGTTCAGACAACGTTGGCCTCACCAACTCCCGGCAGATCGCCGCCGGCAGCCCCATCGGCACCACAGGCGGAACGGCCCACGGCGGCTGATTGATGTACATGGCATACCACAGATTGATATTCCGCTCCATGGTCTGCCCTGTTGCAGGCCGGACGCCAAACTCTCTCTGTGTCACCACCTGGGGAAATATGAAGTTTTTCAAACGGCCCCACAGGCCAGTGAAAATGCTCATGCGATCTCTCTCCACATAACCGTATTAGCAAAATACCTTATCATATCCATGGCGTGGTCGTTCTCTTTGATGACTTTGTCCTCTCCGGCATCCCCATCCCACATGTAGGATTGAAATTCCAGAAATGTATTCTCACAGCTTTCGTGGAACTTTAGCCGCCCATCCTGAAGAAGAGTGGCCGTCAGCCGGATACCATCCAGCACAGAGTTGTCGGCATCCCACACGGCGAACTTTCCGTGCCGGTGGATGGACTCCTTGAAGCTGGCCGCCGAAGGATCAACAATGACACGCTCTATCTTCTTGCCCCCGGCGAACTCCTCCAGGTCTTGATAATATTCCTCGTCGGTTTTCTGCTGCCGCATAGCCCGCCCGTCATAGTAATACTCCGCCATCATGACTGCCTCGCCATGGTGGACTCGCCAAAGGCCCATTGCCGTGGGGTTTGCGGTGCCGTAGTCGATGGATATGTAATACACGCCCGGGCCGTCTGGATTTCCGTGGATGACGTGCTTGTCCATATTGAACATCGGATAAACCAGCCCCTCCGCCACGACCCACAGGCCCCGGATGTATCGGTCATAGAACACCCCGGCAAACATGGATTGATACCGCTCCAAGGTTTTTTGACTGAGGCCGGGATTGTCCGTCATCTCGAAGTGGAGATACAGAGCATTACGTTCCTTATGGCGCTTGATCCACTCCAAGTAAAACCAATGCTGCGGACTGTCAGGGTTGCAAGAGAACCACAGCTTCGCCCCGTCCACGCTACATCGGGTCAGCGCCTGTTCCACAAAGGAGCGGGGCATCAGGGCCACCTCGTCCAGCAGTACGCCAGCCAGCGTGCGACCCTGGATGAGCATGAAAGAACTTTCATCCTTTCCGCCAAACACCTCAAAGAAGTTGGTCACGGCCCCCCGCCGCACTTCCAAAATCTTCTCTGCCCGCCGCCAGCGCAGGGTGTAACGTTCCTTCGCCAGCGACATGGAGATGAGCGGAACGATGATATTCTTCGATGCAGAATCCACGGTCTTGCCGCAGATGCCGAACCGCTGGCCGGAAAACTCCCGCATGGCCCAGCCTACAAACGCCCACATCATGATAGAGGTCTTGCCAGAACGGACAGCACCGTCGCAGATAATGGCGTCATACTTGGAGTAGGGAAAGGCGAGGATTTTCTTTTGCTTTTCCGAAATCATGCGTCGCTCTCCAACTCCTCCGCCATTTCCCGCAGGCTTTGACTAAGCCCGTCCTCTTTAATCGCATCATTAGGCAGTGCCGACACTTCCGGCTTATCCCTCCACTTGTCAGGTCTGCGGTTTTTGAGCCAGAAGATCTGAGCGGTGGTATCAGCTGGGATGTGGCGGATTGTCTGGATGATCTTCGTCCCATCTTTATCAGACTTTTCGATTCTTTGTTCCTGATAGTCATACCCAAGTGCGCGCTTTAACAGTGCATTTTCTACTTGTATGTCTACAACTTCCTTGCCCTTTTTTAAGGCCTCGGAAATCTTAGGGTATTTGTTCTTCCAGTCGTACAAAGTTGCTGGGTTTATCCCCATCTTCCCGGCTAACTGCTCGTCAGTCAGGCCATCCCTGGCCCATCCCTCAAGCAGCAGAAGCCCATCCGGTTCCAGCCACCGTTGATATTTGCCTTTTGCCACAATGGGCTCACCACCTACTCCAAATACTCCTCATACAGTCGAACAAGCAGCAGCCTTGCTTCATCCGGCGTGATCCTGTGTAATTTCATCCACTCCAGGAAGTCCGCCCACAGCGCATCCGATCGGTCCTTGCGCGCTTCCAGGTCCTTGTTGAACTGCTCTGGGTTATATCCATACTTGCTGGATACTTCTCCTACTCTATGGCGTTTTATTCTGTCTTTCATCTGTTGTTCTCCCCGCCCCCGTCTCATGCAACAGGGCACGGCATATATACCCCTTTCGGGGTATGCTGCGGGTTTGGTCAGGCTTTCCGCGGGCCTGTTTGAGCGGGTACCGTTATGCCCTTACTTGCGTCTACCTATTCCTCCACCGCTCAATGGTACAGCGCCCGCCTCATGCGGCGAGGAGAGGCATATTGTGCAAATGTGAGAATCAAAAGTCACATTTTTGTTTGTTTCGTCAATTGAAAATGCGAATTAAAAGGCATATAATAATACTATCAAGATGGAAAATCCAAGGAGGTAAATGATATGAAGACAATTTATGATGGAAACGGATACTGGATTGAGCAGGACGAGGATGGCTGCGTTTATTTTAGCGATGAACAAACCTATCGAGCAGAACTGGCTCATTCTCTCAATGATTACAGCTATATCAAATACGACGAGAACAAGGGCTGGTGCTATAAAAACGGGCGTGAGCTCCCTTGGAAGGAGTAAATATGACAGGGCAGGAATTTAAATCCATCAGAAAATCCGCCGGTCTGACCCAGCAGGCTCTTGGAGATATGGCCGGAACCAGCCGACGGTCTATTGCGAAATATGAGTCCGGAGAGATCGACCTCGGTCAGATCGAGGTTAAAACAGCCATCAGATTGGCCAATGCATTAAATATTCCAGTTGAACGATTTGGAGATTCCGCCCCCTAGTGGGGCGGTTTTTATTTGCACTTCCCGATTATATTTTCACGCATTTTTGCTTTCCGTCTTTGTATGGAGCCGAGAGGCGGGCACCTCACTCTTTCCCAGTGCCTAGGCGCTCTCAGCAAAAGGAGAAAGAGATCGGGAGCACAGGGTATGCCCCCATGCTCCCATTGTCGCATGTACAAGTCATATTTTTCACAAATGTGTGAATCTATCAAAATTTTTTATGAGATGATAAAAGTTTTTGGCTTTTCGGTGGGCTATTCGGCCAGTCCGTGCGCCCCAATAAGTAATCAACCGAAACATCAAACCGGTCAGCCAGTCCTTCTAATGCTTTCCTGGATGGCTCTATTTCTCCTCGCTCCAATCTTCCGATTGCATTTCTATCTAGGTCGCAGCACTCAGATAAAGCGCACATTTTCAACCCATTTCTCTCCCTCAGCCTCCTCAGCCTCTCCGGGAACTCGTTCAAGGGCTATCCCTCCTCGCCCTGGGAGTATAGATTCGATTGGCAGTGCTCTTCTCAGCTTTCCGCACATCACCCAGGAGTCGTTCAAGGCTTTTGATTGTTGGGCGGTTTTGGTCTATCCAATCAAGCACCGGGGCCGTCTCACTCATAGTGTCTTTTGCAGCCCGTCTTTTCTGGCGAACTCCTCTCAGCTCCTTCGATAGACGAGCAAAGTCGTGATAGTCATGATCCTGAAGCTCCAAGCTATGTAGGATATCCTGAGTCTCATTATTTGCTTCCTGCTCGTTCACTTCGGACATATGGTATCGTTGCTCGGTTTCTCGTAGATAGGAGAGAAATGTTTCTATTCCTTGGCTGGTCAAAGGCTATCCCTCCTCACGCTGTCCGCCCTCCCCGTCGTGGATGGAGCTCTCCATCTCAATCAAAAACGCCGCGTTTGTAGCCAAATGCCACAGGTGAGGCAGGCCGCTTTCCTGATCGCACTTCTCACCCTTGAGATAGGCCAGCCAGTGCCGGTAGAGTGCGTCCCTGTAACGCTGCGGCTCCACTTGCCGCCAGTTCTCAGGATCATGGTACTTTTCGTTTCCGTACATGCGGACCGCTGTCACAGCATCGATCAGGCTGACGGGAGTGAGCGTAGGGCGAGGCTTTCCTGCGTCAGCTTTGACCTGCTGGTCCTTGTTTGCATCTTTTGGGTCCTGAAATCCACAAACTGGACATTCAGAATTAGGAAATTTATTGGGGTTTTCTTCTTCATGTGCGCAAATTGGACAAATCCATGAATCCCCATTATCTATCCAGTGCTTACTCATTCCGCACCTCCGATGATTTCGTAAAGTGTAACGACCATCTCATTTTTCAGCGATGGGAATGCGTCTTTGCGAAGATAGATGATCTTCCCGTCAACTTTCATTGTTACCATATCGGCAACTTTTCTTAATTCTGCGGGGCCAACCACTTCAAGCAGGTTCTTCACTATCTCCACCTCCTGCTCCGTCCAGCGGGGCTTGCGGATGATGCGGTCTGGGTGGTTGATGAGTTCGCACACTCGATCAGCGTCCATCAGCGTACCCATGTTCGTTCGTATGGTTCCAAACGAATCTATATAGGCGTCTTTATATGGGCCAGCGTCAAACCTCTCTCCCTTCTCAACCCCCAGCACCTCACAAATTCTCAGCTTGTCCATGTTGGCCTCCTCCTTAATGGTAGAAAAATGGTTTTTCTCCATTTCTTTATCCATTTCTCCCTCATTTAGTTGCGGATCTCGCATTTCCTCCACCACCTCATAGCCCATCAGGCGGGCGGCTTCGATAGGATATTCTTGAATCCAATCCCAACAGGCGCGACTCTCGTTTGCCTTATCAAGCGGACATTCGCGCCAAAAGCAATCATGGTCCGAACAAAATTTATCGGACGCTTCCCGCAAACTGTCGAACACTTCCCCCGTCTCAGGGTTCCGAAACTTCATAGGCTTTCTCCTCCCAACACTCGCAGCTCTGGTCTGCACTCATAAAATCCGCCCTGTGCGGGCTGTCTCCGTTACAGCATACGCCCTGAAAGTCCTCGTACCAGGCGCAGGTGGCGCATTCCTCAGCTTTCCAGTTGGCACAGGTGTCATTTCCATGTGTTAAAAACACCCCGTTGTCAGGGCAATCACAAAAGCGGTCTCCGTCCCACCACACGCAGGTAGCGCAGCACTTATTCATGCTCGGCCTCCTTGTCCATGCGAGCGCCGCACGAAGGGCAATAGTCTGTATAAACCTGAGCTGGGATACCCTTGTAATACATTGCGTCAAATCCACATTCGGAACATACCCCGTCAATCCATCTCCCGTGCCGCACCTCCGCAACGTCGGCGGTGGGGATAGACGTAATATCCTTGACAATATGTAGTCGCTCATCTACTCCAGGGTAATATTCCTCCAGGACTTTCAGAACGGCCGCCCTCTCGATGTACTCCTTCATTCAAAATTCTCCCCTATATAGGCAATAATTTCAGCCAACATTGTCATAAGTTCTACCTTGGAGATATTATTTTGACTCTGGTGGTAACAAATATCTTCATAAATTGATTGTTTTGGACAATCTCCAAATGTACTCATTCTAGCTCCCTCCGTAGTGCGGCCTCGGCATCCTTGCGGGCAAAAAAGACGGTTCTCCCGAAATCCTCTATTTTTACCCAGCTATCCACTTTTTGACTTAATACTCCATTCGTTTCTTTGCAAGGTCTCCAACGGTACATTTTTACATAGTACCCGTCCGCAAAAAATTCTATGGATTGTACTATACGTTCTACGATTTCCACTTTCCCGGAGTTTCTGTACCTTTCCACTTCGTACAGTTTGTCTCCAACCTTGCACGGACACACCACGCACCGTCCCTCATCGTCGGCCTGTTTAAGTTCGCGGAGGCGGTCAATGGGGCCGAGAGCGCGATATTGCTCCAGCTCTTTGTCATCGGAAAGAAGCTGGTCTATCTTGTCCGCTACCTTTGCGCAGTTCTCAGACGCAAGGCCAGCGATAACATTGACTTCCTCCGGCTCCAGCCCCGTGTCCTTGTAGGCTGCGAGGCGGTTAATGGCAGCTTCTATCAAAGAGCGGTCGCCGTACCAATCAGAATTTTCATACAGATCATTGACAATATCAGCAGCAAAGTCACTCAACCGTTCCATGTCAGTCCTCCTCGTGCCAATTTTGTAATGCATGTTTTAGGGTCTCATTCTCCCGCTTCATCTGATCCAACTCGGCCTGCGTAGCATGGCAAACCGCCTTTTCTTTCTGATACATTTCCCGCAGCTTCTCGTTTTCGGCCTTGAACCCGCTGGCCGCATTTCTAAGTGCCTGATTTTCAATCTGGAGCGCGGAGAGGGCGGTGGCGGCATATCCACAAAGGTTTTGGCATTCTTCTTCGCCATATTCTAATTCGCATTTATTACACGCCTTTGAGTTATCATCGGCACAACATTTTAGGCAACGCTTAAGTTTCTCAATGTCCATCAGGTGTCCTCCTCTGCTGGCTGCTGGAGCCAGAAGCGCATATAATCCGTGCTCGGTATCCCGTCCTCGCATAGTTCTTCAAACAGAGGTAGCAGTTCTGTTCCCATCTCCTCGTCACTCATGGCCCGGATGCGGTCGGCGTTGGTCGGCGGTTTCTCCGGTTTCTGTATCCAGTTCCCACACGTCTCCCACCCATTCCAATTGTGGTCACATACAGGATCACAAGCACAGTTATGGCATGTTTTCATGTGTCCTCTTCTCCCTCCGGCGGGCGGCGGTAGGCAAGCCATCCTGTGCCATAGTCATCGTAAATTGCAAAGGAGGTTATATTTTCACACCCGTTTGGACCGACGATCATCCAACTCCCCTTGGCCGAATCGTTTTTTGGACAGCACCACACCGGCTCATCATCCATCTCCCTCAGCTCCTTCAGCGTCAGCGGCTCGTTCGGCGGGGTGAGGTTGGGATCTCCCTCCAATGCAGAGATCAGCATATCAATGATTTGAGCCGCTTGATGATATGTGTCAGTGTGCCTCCATGCGTCAGCGGCTTTCTTTGCCAGCCGAATAGTTTCATTGTTCCGGTCCATCTTTCAGTGCCTCCAATCTCTCCATCACCATCTCCACGGCCTCGTCCGTCATGGGAGCGCCACAGGCAGGGCAGAACCGATGCCTTGCAAGCGGTGTTTCGATGCTACCGCACTCGGAGCACTGACAGCGAGGGTCGTTTGCATCCTTCTGGCCGCCAAAAATCGGGATCATCCACTCTCCCCGCATCCTCTCCACCATCTCCCGGCTGAGGGGGCGGAGGGCGGAGATAATCTCTAACGGGTCTAAGGCCGATATGATCGCTTCTGCGGCTTCTCTGCTTGGGGTATAATGGCAAAGATTCAAATCTGATAAAATTTCTTTCGCTTTTTCCCGCGTCATAGCTGGGCCTCCAATCTCTGAATCTCTTCCGCTGTCAGCAACGGCGCGCGGGTGTTCCAGGCGAGGCGGGCTTGTTCCTCGGTGTCAAATCGACCGCCATAATCAATGTCCCATCCGAACATCATGTCGCACTCATAACACGCAATCGAGTATGTATGATTTCTTGATGGCCTATATAAACGTGGATCGTATGCTACTATGTTGACTGCGCTCCCGCAAAACGGACACGCCAGCAGCACCCCCGCATCCGTCAGGCGCTTCGACGCTTCGTGATTGCCCAGAAGGTCCCTTTGCTCTAAACTCAACATAGCTTTCCTCGCTTTCTCAGGATGGCCTTATATCTCCTCAGTGTGTCAAGCGGCATACCGCCCATCCTCCGGCAGATATCCGCCTCTGTCATTCCGGCCCTGGTCAACAGCATAACCTTGTCGATGTCATATTTGAGCCTTTGACCGCCTCTCTCTTCCGGGATATCACGCTTTGGCTCTGGATCATACTCCGGACACGACCTTATGTAGTAGCTCTCTATGTAGCCGCCCTTTGTGCCGCCCTGTCCTCGTTTTTTCGTTTTGTTGGCTTTCCAGCCCGGAACAGGGGAGAAGCTGCGGCTCCAGGAGCACCCTCCGCATGCTTTCTGACAGGTCCAACATGGATTTTCATGCATGTCTTACCATCCCATCCAGAACATCCGATAGCATGTCAGCTGCCTCAAGGGTCCGCTCTTTCCGGTAGCGGTTTTGGGCGGCTTCGATATTTTTGCGGAGATCTGCGTTCCATTTGTACATGATTTTCTGGTAGTTCTCCGCATTTTTTCTGATGCTATATTTATAGATCATTGCACCTTTTTCTTTTTTCCCTTGTTCTTGGCTGACCCCACCATGAAAATATCGAAAATATAGAGCAGAAAGTCCTTGATACATTATCGAGTCAATAAAATCTAGGTCATCGGGCATTGGGTCTCCTCGCATAGCTGCCCGCTCGAATGGAAGTTCACTCACAGCGGCAATTCCTCCTCCTGGATCTCATAGCTGATAGATTCCCATCCATAATGTCTATCGCCGTCTACAGAAAAAATCCGTTTTGTTTTTTCGCTGTACATCAATTTGATCGCATCCTCTTTGACGGCATACTTACCGAACAAACGATTCTTGGTAATTTGCAGTCTGCTGTTACAATCGTCTTCCTTAGACCTTTGGTATGACATAACCACATCGGCCTTGTTGGTGATATCCGCTGATCCGGCAACATCGTCATTGCTGAAATCATCTTTTGTTTTTCTGGGATGAGCCACGAGTATGATCACCACATCGAACTTTGCCGCGATTCGTTTGAGCTGACCAACAAAATTGCTTTGAGCCAAATTTAGCTGAGAGTTGTCTGACACAGTTTCCATGGCCGTCATCAGATTGTCGATGCAGATCATTCGGACTCCGTATTGCCGAATCACTTTTTCGATGGTTTCCGGCAATGACTCCAGTTCTCCAATATCGTCCGGAATCCAACTATTGTCGTAGATATAAGCTCTTCCTCTGTACCAACTCGAGATCCTTTCCAGTGTTGATTTTGTGATGCTGTATTCGTAATCTCCATATAAATTCAGCCGAGATTGCACATTTGCTGTCCCAGCTAACTGATAGTCCAGCCAGCGTTTAAAGTGATAGTCTGCCAACTCTCCAGAATAGATAAACACGCTTTCCCCCTGTTCAAGGGCTTCACACACAAGCTGACTCATAAATGTGGATTTCCCTTCTCCTCGCCGCCCGGTCAGCAATATCACCTGACTCATGACCAACCCACCAATGATCCGGTCAATTTCCGGGATATTGGTTTTTATTTTCTGGAGGCTGTTTAAATCTATACTTTCGACCGTAGACAGGTCCTTAACATTTTCAAGTCTTGGGACCTCTGCATTGTTGACCGCAGTTTTTATTGCTTCTCGGCCATATTTGCATAGAATATCGTTTGCATCCTTTTCCCCGAGATAGTCTTTTCTCCGAACAACTTTGATGGTTTGCGTCAATCGGGACCTTAGCGCATCAGCCAATGTGATTTTTCCATGCTCATTGTCTCCAAAAACCACGATCTCTTGGAATTTGGTAATCCAGTCCCAACAGTTAGCCAGCCAGGTGAATCCCAGAGCGCCAGTAGGGACTGAGACCGCATTATCAAAACCACACTCTGCCACAGATAGGCTATCGATTTGCCCCTCTGTGATGATCAACCGATCAAATCCATTGCATTGTTTCATCCCGAACAAAATCGGCATTGCATCCGCTTCAGACCATTCCTTGTTTTTGTCGATCCCTTTTCGAAACTTCATGTTCCGGTATTTTACGAATTGAAGTGTACCAGCCTCATCATAAAACGGGAAAACCAGAATATTCTTATTATCCGTCCTGGTAGTCAATTCATAGCGTCTGCAAATCTCTGCACTGATTCCTCGTTGGGCCATATACTGGATCGCTCCATCCCGAACCACCACAGGTTTTTGCGGCAGCTTTCGATAAACCCGCTTTTCTCCAAGCCCTAAGTCATAATCAAAATCCCTGGCTAGCTCTACGAAATGCCCATGATAATCACAACTGGCACGAAAGCATTTGAAAACTCCGCTTTTCAGGTTGATCGAAAATGTGTCTTTGTCTCTGCTGCCTCCACCATGACACTTTGGGCAGTAGCGGAAAAACAATTCGTCCCCATGTTCTCTGGTCTCAGCTCCAAGTGTTCTCGCAAACCCAATGGCATCATCCCGGCTAAATAGGTAACTCATTGATGCCTCCACCTTACGTACTGTTCAATCGTCCAGCCCTTTTCCTCGGCCAGCTTGTACCAGCCTTTCGGAAATCTGTGATTCTCTCCATCAAGTTCGATAAGGCAGTCACCCTCTCCGATGGCGGGGACCCGCTCGCCCGTCAAGGGCGATGCGGTGGACGCGCCTATATATTTATTTTCTTTGTTTTCTTTATTATCTTTGTTTAGTTGTTGCCCTTTGATTGCCCCTCGTTTGCCCCCAGACTGCCTATTGGACTGCCTTTTGCTTGCCGTTGTGATTGCCCCGCTCTGGTATTTATCGTAGTTTTTTACTGTAATTACAGTGTATTGGTTGGTTGATTCGCATGCCACCTCGCCTGTCTGCTGTAAGTGCTTTAGGCTTGTCCGAATTTCCTTAATTGTCATATGAATTTCGCTGGAAAGTTTTGACAAACTCGTGACCCTCTGGCCAACATCGATTACACGGCCTCTCCATTCTTTTGGCATGTAGTTCACAGTAAGAAGAAGATGGAAAAAGAGAAGAGTTGTATTTTTGTCCCCGTACCATTCCCAATTTAGAATGGAGCGGTATAAAAGGACAAATCCACCATCATACATCTGCAAGGTCATCACCTGCCCTTGATACAATCACTTGGTAGCCGTTTTCCAGTTCTTTCGCGGCGTCTTTTCCTAGATTGCTTGTGATATAGATCTTGGCCAGTTCCGCCGGCTCCAGACCGTTATAGAAGTCCTGGGGATTATGGGTGCAGGTGATTCTAAATTGCTTCTTCATCCGGCATGGCCTCCAATCGCTCTTTCAACTCTCGATACAGCGCATCATGGATAACATATCCGCTGTTTTTTTCATTGCAAAATAGGATCTGGCAGTTGTAGCGGGATAGCCAAGCGAATATAGAGGACGTCAACGCTGATGGATGTACATGTGCCCTGTAATGACCGCTGTAAGCCTCGTCAAGGCTCCCGTTCTCCACAAGGAGTATAATCTTAGCCCCCGCCTCTTGAGCCCGCTTAAACTCGCGTACAAAGCGTTTGCGATCCTGGCAGTAACAGTGGGCAAGTTCTGTAAGATCCATTTTTCGCTCCACCGCTATTTTGTCTCTCAGGTCCAGCGCATCACATTTTACGGAGTAGTCCCCGAAAGAGAGGGCGACCCTCTCAATCGGGACTCCTACTTGTTCCATTCGCTTTCTGGCTCTTGGGGTGTCCTGTTCCCTTGTGTCCCAGAGAATAGTCATAGTGGAAAGAGCTTTTTTTACATTAAAATGATCCATCAGAACGGAAGTTCATCACTTACAGGAGCCGGGGCGGAGAAGTTTCCGCTGTCTGCCCCGCTTAATGTCTTCAGCGGTTTATCTTTTGGCATCTTAAACTTGCCCTGCCGGATGTCATCCACGCTGGTCAGGGCACAGCATTCGGTGGTCCATCCAGTGTTTCCGTTCATCTCCCATTCCTTGTTTCGGAAAAGAACGCCAACAGTTTTGCCCTTGAATTTGGTTTCGTCCCAGTCCCAGTGATATCCGGGGTTACTGGCCTCAATAGACCAGATGGAGTTTCCAAAGGCACGCTTGGCCCAGTCGTCCTTCTCGCTGCCATCATCCTTCGGGACATTCAGCCGGAAGGTTCCGCGCCATTTTTTATCTTCGCGGTCCTGGTCCTTATAGTCCTTTTTGAAGAAATCCGTGTATTCTCCTTCGACAATATCAAAGGAAATTTTGAGCACCAAGCCCCAATCATACCGGATTTCCTCACAATCCAAAATCTTTGCCACATAGCCGCCAGCAGGCAGCAGCTCACGGGCTCCAGCAGACTTCTTTGCTTCAAATCCTTCAAAAGGTTTCATTTTTAATTTCCTCCGTTTTTTCTTCAATTTTTAAAGGGCACCAAAGCCCTCTATATCTGGTATCAAGCAGATATTCTCCAGTCCTCCGACACTGCTTTCTAGCGTATGTTTCCATCAAAGGACAGAGGTCACAACAGACACGGTCTTCCGGAAAGTACAGGTCCACGACCACTTTGGTATAGCTGGCCACTCCATCATCTCTCTGTTTTGCCATCAAAAGTCTTCCAGTGCTTTGAGCACGGCCTCCATATCATTGTCGATCTCAAAGGTATCAAAGGCACCCATTGGACTTTTGGCCGTGCTGTTTTTGGCCTGAGTTTCAAAAACATAACGATCATCATCCGTCTTTTTTGCAAGCAGCACCGTACCGAACAGGCTTTCAGGGACTAATTTCTCCAGCTTCCGGCCATTCGTTTTAACTCTGGTAAAGCTGTATCCGAAGTCGTCACGGACCGTCTCACTGTGCATCACAAAGATGATCGTGAGATCATCTCTCTGCCGCCCGGCGGTCTCGATGCAATTCCAAACGAACTGGGTGAGGTCGATCCATTTACCAAATCCGTTTTCTTTCATCCCCTTGACTTCCTTGTCCACCATGCAGGTGTTCAAGGTGTCAACCACAATGGTTTTTGTGCTTGCTTTCTTCTGACTGATATTGACGATCAGGCTCTCAATTTTGGGGATGTCACGGGTAAACGCAAAGTTTTTGTTTTCTTCGTTGTACTGGCTGCGCCATCCCTTCCAGGCCAGCCCTTTCCCATCACAATCAATGTAATATGTAGTTTTGGGGTCTAGCGTACGCATTGCTGTGGTCTTTCCGCTCCCGGACTCACCCATAACACAAATCAGGCGGCTCATACCATGACCTCCTGCGGGATGTTTGCTACAGGATTTCCGTCTTCTCCCATTGAGATAAATCCAGACCTTCCATCCAGCAGCCGTACATGTACAGTTCCGTTGACAGCTCGAATTTCCTCAAACGGTCCCATGTTTTCAACTGCCCAGGTAAGCAGCTTTGTTATGCGGTCCATATTGCTCTCTTTCCTCACTTTCCTCTTCCCAGCACTCCCGGCACAGCTCACCGGGCATAACTGCAAACTCTTCATAGATCTCGCCACCGCATCTTGCGCATATGGCGACAGGACTGCTCTGTTGGATGTCCCTCAGTGGATATAAAAGGACCTTCATCTCATGACCCAAAAGGCAAATGCCATCCCGCCCCAGAAGGTCAGGCAGAGCATTGCTCCGATCCCAATCATCCACCGGACCTCTCGGGCCCTCTGGCGGCGCTCTTCTCGTGTTCTCATTTCTTCTTTCTCCTGTCCCATATGTCCCAAATTATCAGTGCCATTGCTGCGATTATGCAGGCGTATGCGCCCACGAGCATCCATTCACGCAAGCTGCTTCCCTCCCAACGTCATCAAATAAAACCACTGCTCCTGAGTGAGACGAACCTCCTGCTCGTCCAGGATCTTTGCAATAGAGCCTTCGCCACAGCCGATCTCATGGGCAAGGCCCCTTTGTGAGAGCCGGTGCCGCTCCATAGCTCGCTGGGTGATGCGGCGGATGACCTCATTTGGCGTCATCGTCTCGCCTCCCCATATACCGGATCAGCTCATCAAACGTCATGCCATATACCTGAGTGTTCAGCCAATCCATTTGGTTTTTGACATCGCCGCCAAGCTCTCCGAGCTCCTTAATGGAACTGAGGCGTCCAATTTTTGTCTCTTTCTCTGCCATATTTTTTTCCTTTCCGGCTTGACAGAGAACGAATGTTCTAGTATCATGATATCCATCAAGCCTAATTGCCTACTCAGTTAGGTTTGCCAGCCCTCGTCGGTGTTCCCGCACCGGCGGGGGCATCCTTATTTTTCAAGGGTTCCCTCCATGTACTGGATAAAAGCAAGCCTCGGGATCTTTACCCGGTTCCCAACTAGTGTTACAGGGAACCCGAGGAGCTCCGGCCTCTTCTTTGCCGCCACTCGGATATAGTGTGGGTCACAGCCAAGTGGCCCGGCTGCCTCTGCTGGAAGAAGGACATCTTTGTCCATGGCCTTGATTTCTGCCAGTGTCATAACGTCTCCTTTCTGCCGCAGATGCGGCGTTTTGGTTGTCCTCCATTCTTTTGTGTGGTAAACTTAGGAATGGGAGGTGATTCTGTGCCAAAGTTAGATAGACTAACAGTTAAAATTCTTCGGTTTATGGCCCCCAAAGGTGCTGAATACTTTTGCTCTCTGTCCAGTTCTTGGGACTATCAGGCCGATGTAGCTATCGTTGACATATGTAGGTCTGTCAGTGCAAGCGAACCTGAAGTGTTAGAAGCTGTTGAATACATGGTGAAACGGAATCTAGCTGGATACCGCACATTAGATTCCAGTGCCGGCCCGGTGCATACTGCTTTTTATTTAAAGCATGAAGGGCTTAGATGGAGGGAAATACGAAGAAATGAACGAAACAGCTTTCTAATTAAAAGTGTTTTTGTTCCAGTTGTCGTTTCTGTCGCAACATCCCTTTTAATTTCTGTAATCGGTTATCTTTGGGTTATGAGCGGAATCACAAACTTAAATGCGAGCCAAACACCGAATATAGATCCTATGATAGAAGAAACGATTGACACCAAAAGGTCATGAGCAAACAGCCAATCCCATATGATATCTACAGCCTCTATCACAAAGCCTTTTGCCTTTCCTTTCATCACGAGTCCTTTCTCTCATCCCCGCCCCGTCAGGGGGCGGATTATTTTTCCATTTTTATGGAATAGTCCGGTTTATTGTGCTTCTGAGCTGGTATCCTGATTGCAATCCTGAATCTCCAAAATATCCCGGATGGCCTGGACAATCTTAGGTGTGGAGAGCTGACCTGTTTTAATCTTGTACATATAAGAATCATCAAAATACAGGCCGGTCTTGCTTCGAACTTCCTCAATCAACCAGGTTTGCGGCTTATTTAGGTCAATCAGCCGCTTGCTGATGTCCTTCCCGAATGCCGTAAGTTGTGCCATTCCATTGCTCACCTCCCCATATCGTGTTGTTGACAATTACGGAAAGTTGTAATATACTTGTCTTGCCACAGATAATAAATACAGCCGCCCGTACTTCATGTGACTATAATATTACTGCTCGCTGTAAAAGTCAAGTAAAAAGTACGGTCATCTGTAATTTTGCCTTTTTGCACAAATGCCGGAGGGAATTATGGAAGATTTGTACAAGCATATAGAAGGACTTGGAAGGGAACGCGGTTATAAGAACATGACTGTTCTCTGTAAGGCTGCCGGGGTTCCCCGTTCCACGATGTCGGAATTAAATAATGGGAGAAGCAAAGACCTTTCCAAACCAAACGCCCAAAAATTCGCAGATATTCTGGGAATTACTCTGGATGAGGTATATGGAGAAGAAACAAAAAAAGCGCCCACCGATGGTGAGCGCAAGATTGATGACCGCCAAATGAAAGCGGCATTTTTAGGAGGACTGGCCGATGGTCTTTCCGATGCTGAGATCGACGAATATTGGGACGATGCCAGAGACTACATCGGGTTCAAAATCCAGCAGAAAAAGAATAAGTCTGATTGACTTATATGCTTATGCTGAGGAAAAAGGCATTGATGTTGACTGGGTCTCGATGCGTAAGGCGGAGTCCCTTTCAGCAGAACTGCCAGACGGGTCCCTTTGTATCGCCATGGACCCTTGGAAAATGGAAAGCATTGCAAAAGAGGTCGTTGCGCTCGGGCATGAGCTCGGGCATTGTTCCACTGGGGCCTTTTATAACCGATTCTCAAAACGGGACATCATGCAAAAGCATGAGAATCGGGCTGACAAATGGGCTATAAAAAAACTTGTTCCAATGGAGGAACTAGATGCAGCCGTCGCAGAGGGACACACAGAACTTTGGGATCTAGCCGAGTATTTTGGAGTAACTGAGGATTTTATGAGAAAGGCTGTCTGCTGGTACACCTACGGGAATTTGGCGACGGAACTGTATTTTTAGTTAGAAATGGTGGTGCATTGGGGTGGAACCATTTAAGATCCCATTTTTTAGGCGAAGCCGCGAAAAATTGGCGATGGATATTTTCCTTGATGCTGAACTATATGCAAATGCCGCGAATAAGGCAAGGAGTATATCTGCCTTTATAGAAAATTACGACCTCCTTTTAGATGCCTTTAAAAAGCTTTCTGCAATGAATGGTAGAATATCTAACCTAAAAGGAAATTTGACTGCTGAGTATTGGAAATTTGAGAGCGAATTTCAAAAACATCTGCACGATGCCATAGCGCGAAGTGCAGAAGAAATTGTTGATGAGCACAAAGGGGTGTACAAATACGATAATCCGCATGTCAAGTCAAGAATCATACAGTATAAAAAAGACGTGGTAGAATACGAACATCGATGTAGTGTCGAGAATAAAGAGTTTGCATGGGCCCAATTCCGTTTTTTGTGCCACGAGTGTAATACCTTGGAGTTATTGAGACAAGACCAGATACAATTAAATCCTGATGTTCCTAATGGGTACGGGCTAGGCGAAGATCAAATTCAGAGCATTATTGATGCAGAAAAGAAATGGCAGATGGACCAGCAAGGTATTGGCATAGTAGATAGTATGGAAGGCCATGACTTCGAGTATTGGTGTGCCGATCTGCTGCGAAAAAACGGCTATGAGAATGTAGAGGTAACCCCAGGCAGTGGAGACCAGGGAATCGATGTGCTTGCAGAGAAAGACGGCATTAAATACGCCATCCAATGCAAATGCTATTCTAAAGACCTTGGGAATACGCCCGTTCAGGAGGCGGAGGCTGGACGCGTGTTCTACGGTTGCCATGTTGGTGTAGTTATGACCAACAGATATTTCACAAAGGGTGCAAAGGAACTTGCGGAGAAAACAAGGACCATTCTTTGGGATCGAGACAGGCTGGAAGAAATGCTGGAAAAGCAATAAAAATCTCCCGCCCCAATATTGACCATTTGAAAACGCCCCTACACACTACTTCACAAAATACCGAGGTCTTATCAATATGAACCATCTCAACCCCGAAAATATCACCTCATGGACGGTAGAGCGCATCAAGTCCCTTGACGATGACTCGTTCTGCGATGAAGCTCGTGCGTTCCTGATGTACGCCCGATCCCACAAGGGGGAACTGTCAGAGGAGGAGCTGAGGCATATCATCCAGCAGACTGAGCAGATCAACGCAGAGCTGGACAGGAGAGAGAAGAGGAGGAAGGGGTTCTTGGGGTTTTGGGGGAAATAAAAGCCCCGCCCGAGGTGGGCGGGGTGTGAAGACATACTTCATTTTGACTCTCTATGTGAAACTAGTTCAATTTTCTGAGTTCAAATCTAAATATGGCAAATTATACGCAGGAAACCGGCTTTGACTTGTAATCATAGAAATAATGGGTCTTGAATAAGAAATAAGTAGCGCTGCTGCATTCTTTTCTAACAGTTTTTTCAAATCATCTTCCGAAAAGCTATCTTTTTCCCAACGAAAGGATGCTCCCATTGTAAGGATAATAAAAAAGGGAGTTTTTTCATCCTGGCTCCCAACGCTTATTCGCAGTATAACTTCTGCCTCTATTTCGTTGGGATCTCGACTTACATTTTTCTCTACCGCTATAGGCATTTGAATTTTTTCTGATATACTAAAATTTTCATTTTCATCGTATTGCAATGAGATGATCCTCGGGTTTGAAAATTGAAACCAGCTGGCTTTCATGGTGTCACTTCCTACTTATGAATTACGCCGCATTGGTCATATCCACGTTCTTGGAATCCTTAATTTTAGGATTGCTTTCCTTGTAAGAAAGGATTTGGATATCTGCTTCATTATTTTGGTCATAGCTGAATTTTACACAGACAAAATGAACTCCTGCAACTTCTTTTATTGGTGTATCAATTTTTGAAATAATATGATTAGAATAAATGGAATCGGCTAGAAATCTTATTTCGTATTCCGAAGTTGATGTTATTTCTTGAGGCACAAAATCAACCTGTGCCTTAGACAATTCAAAGCCCGTTGGAGTCATTTCAAAGCCAAGGGAATTTGCTTCTGATAGTATTTGATCTCGTTGTCTTGTAGCTTCTCCATCGGGATGCTCTACCATCTTCGCAAAAATTTGATATTCTCTATTCGACAAAAAGATTCGACTTCCCCTAAGCGTTGCCATGGTTCTCAACTCCTTCATTAAGTAGTATATGCCCAAGTACTATCTAAAATATTTGTCTATCTCTGATTTATCTAAAAAATCTATAAGCATTATAGGAGAGTCTGAATCTTCAATAGCTCGGAATCCATGTTTTTCGTACCACTCTTTACGATCTTGTAATGCCTTCAACGCCAAAAACCGAATAGGCAATTGGTTTATCACAGTTTTAGTAAACGATATAATTCCCTTCAATATATTACTTCCAATTCCCCTTTTTCGAAATCGAGTATCTACAACAATATAATCAAGAAATATTGCTGCATACTCTAGACTATCGGAATCATCATAAATTTCATCATCTTCTGGGGCAATAGAGATAACTTTTAACATATAATACCCGACAATTTCACCGTTTAAACTAACAGAATACGCAAACCCTCTGCGTCTGATGATAGAAAAATAGCTGGATCTTATTTTCTCATTGATGCTTCCATTGTCGTTTTGAAATTTAGAAAGGTCTGGATCTTCAGTAAGTAAATTTGCACTTATGCGCTGTTCTCTATATTCATCCATAGCTTCTTTAACTTCCCGTATAGATCTATATAGACTGTCCTACCCCTACTCAATTCATTTTACATCACAAAGTGGGATTTGTCTACCGCACCTATCATGATTTCTATATAAGCATATAGGAACATTTTATGCTTTGCTAAAACTATACCGTAAAATCCTTCCCTCTAAAATAGGCAGGGAAGGGGGCAGAAGCTATGATCGGCAATCTGCCCTTCTATTTTACATGATAGGAGGGAAACTGTCAATGAAATGCAGAAAATGCAGGGGAGAAATACCAGACGGGAGCCGGTTCTGTATGCTCTGCGGGGTTGCACAGAATATCAGGCAGCATCCAAAGAGCCGAGGAAATGGTCAAGGCTCCGTGTATCAGCTCCCCAACAAAAAGTGGATTGCCGTAAGGACCATCGGCTATGAGCCCGCAGCAGATGGAACTATGCGGAGGATCACCCGCTCAAAGTCTGGATTTAGGACAAAGAAAGAGGCTGTAGAGTATTTGCCGTTGGTCGGCAGGGAAGACAAAACACGCCCCACCACTTTCATCCAGCTCTATGATGCTTGGGAGCCGACCCACCGAGCCGGAAAATCAACAATGGACTGCTACCGGGCTGCTAATAAGTATTTCAGGCCCATTTGGCATCAGAAGCTGGCAGACATTACAGTGGATGACCTTCAGGAGTGCTTAGATTCCTGCGGGAGAGGGAAGCGCACCCAGGAAAATATGAAAGCTCTGGCCGGTCTTATCTATAAATATGCGATCCCGCGCAATATGGCAAAGATCAATATGGGCCAGTATCTGATCGTTGGGGGAGAGGCTGGCTCTGGAAAAGATGCGCTTCCCGAGGCTGCTGTCAGGTCCATAGAGGCTCATATCTCATCGGTCACAGGTGCGGACTATGTTCTGTGCCAGTGCTATCTAGGATTCCGACCATCTGAGTTCCTTGCATTGGACGCCATCAACTACAACCGAAAAGAGCGTGCATTTATTGGCGGTGCCAAAACGGACGCCGGAAAGGACCGTATTGTCACGGTGTCCCCAAAGATCCAACCTATTGTGGACCGCCTTACAAAAGACAAGCTCTCGGGGCCGGTCTTCTGTTCTCCTGACGGTAGCCAAATGAACATAGCCGCATATCGGTCTCTCTTTTATTCTGTACTGAACGATTGCGGGATCGACAATCCAATACTAGAGGTCGATGGTGTCAAGAGGAGAAAATACACTCCACACAGTTGCCGCCACACCTTTGCAACGATGATGAAGCGGGTGGCCGGTTCCGATAAAGACAAGCTGGAATTGATGGGCCATACCTCTCCGGAAATGCTTCGTCATTATCAAGATGTCTCCTTTGAAGATCTCCGAAAGGTGACCGACGCAATTTAGCCTATTACTAATCTATTGCAGAAAAAATCCCGGAAATCCTTGATATTACTGGGTTTTTCTATGAATGGCATTCAAGAGGTCAGCGGTTCGATCCCGCTTATCTCCACCAAAAAGTGATGGATATTAGCTTAAACGGCTAGTTTCCATCACTTTTTTGCTTTATAAAAATGTTAGAAGTGTTCCAAAAATTTTGTCTATTGCTAATCTATTGCAGAATGAATCCGCCCCCATTTCTGAGGGCGGATCTGTCATCTCACGACGTATTGATAATACTTGGCGAGCTTGTCCGGTCCGGCGTCCTTGTCGTCCAGAAACGCCTTAGCCATGTCCACATAGAAGTCGATATTGCTCCCCACGTTGAACTTTTTGGCGACCTTGACATAATCGCTATAGATGCTGTTCAAAATCGCATAGAACTCCGCAGGGTCGCACTCGATGCCCCGCTGTGCCATGACCTGCTTGGCCTGCTCAAAGGACCAATGAGGCCCCTTTGTGCCGTCCTCATTTTCCATATTGGCAGTCCATTCCT